AAAGAAGGGGGCTATCCGTTTCCTAGACAGCGCCTAGCAGAAATACAAATACAACTGCTTGAAGCAGGGGCTATTGGTGTTGGCTGGGTGATTGCTTTCCCACACCCGGATAGATCAGGCGGTGATGCAGAGTTTGCAGAAGCTTTAAGCTACGCACCGTCTGTATTGCCTTTGTTTGAGACTAACAATAATCTTTATCCTAAGACTACAGGCACAGTCATTATGGGTAACGACATAGGGGGTTATCAAGCACAGGGGGTACTCAATAACATTCCAATACTATCTGAGTATGCTAACGCTGGCATAGCTGTAGCACAGACGGACGTAGATAATTTAGTAAGGCGTTTACCGTTACTAATGAGGACACCAGATGGGTGGGTTTCTGCTTACGGTACTGAGGTTCTAAAGGTCTTGTTAGACTCTAGTACCTACATAATTAAAACAAACGAGAACGGTATTGAAGAAATAATAGTTCAAGGTCTGCCGCCTATATCTGTTGATAGTTTAGGACGCAAGTGGGTTAGCTGGGTAGACACACCACAGACTACATTAGAAGAAATGGCTGTAGAAGGTACGTTTGTATTCGTAGGGGTAACTGCACCTGGTGTGATGCCACAACTGGCTACACCCGTAGGTTTATTAGAACCACATAAAATACAAGCAGCATTAGCTGAATCAATTCTAATACAGGACAGTCCACAGATACCTGACTATGCTCAAGGTGCAGAACTATTAATGTTGTTATTTTCGGTTGTTATTACTTGGTTTATCCTTAGTTTACTGGGTATTACGTTAGGCATCAGTCTTTTTGCCTTAACCATGTTAGGTAATGCTTACTTAGGTTTTTATTTAATACAAAAAGGTCTGCTGATTGATGTTACTTGGACACTTATCGGTCAGTTCATAACAGGTGCAACAGCGTTCTACTTTAGATTTAGGGAGCAGTACAAGCTACGACAGCAAGTCAAGAAACAGTTTGGTAAGTACCTTGATCCGCGCATGGTTAAGAAGCTACAAGACAATCCTGAGTTGTGTAAGGTCAACGGCAACAGAGTTGACTGTAGTATTATCTTTACCGATTTAAGAGGCTTTACTAGCTTATCAGAATCTGTAGAACCAGAGATGGTGACTTACATAATGAATAACGTTTTAGATGTACAAGTTAAAGCGGCTAATAAATTCTTTGGCTGTACGGATAAATTTATTGGCGATGCCGGCATGTTCCATTGGAATACTATTATTCCTCAACTCGATCACCACAACTTAGCTTTACAAGCAGCTAGAGAAATTGAAGCTAACATCATAGAGTTAAACACAAAGTTTAAGGCCGAAGGTATACCTGAAATTGCAATAGGCGTGGGTGTTAACTCTGGCGTGTGTATAGCAGGAAACTTTGGCGCAACCGATAGGTTTGCTTTTAGTTTGATAGGTGATCCTTGCAACGTAGCTGCAAGATTAGAGTCAAGCACCAAGATAGCCGGTGTAGGCACACTAATAGGCGAAGAAACTGCAAAATATTCTTGCTATCCTTTGAAAGAACTAAAACCAATTGAAGTTAAAGGAAAGGCTAAACCATTAAAAGTTTACACTTGGGAATAATTTTTTATGATTAAAGACAAACCTGATAAAGTTGTATATAATCTTAAACATGAACTTTAAACTGTCATTAATTTTAAGTGGGTTACTACTGGCTTCTTTGGGCGGTTTTAAACTTTATTACGATAAATCAGAAGCTGAAAAGCAAGCTATGGCCGTGCAACTGCAACAATCTATGGACAATCAATTGTTATTAGAAAACTCTATTGCAAAACAAAACGAAGCAATAACGGAACACTTAAAAAAAGAAGCAGAAAATAAAACACGTATTTTAGAACTTTCTACAGCCAACAGTGCTGCTCAAGCAGAAGTTAATCGATTAAAAAAAACCTTTGCTAAACATGATTTAAACATGCTTTCTATGGCAAAACCTAAGTTAATAGAGCGTATTGTAAACAGAGCTACTGCAAAAGTAGGTCAAGAACTAGAAACTCTTACGGACCCTAATCAATTTGATGAAGATAATACAGCTACTGACATTGACAGCACTTCTTAGTGGCTGTTCTTTATTAGACTCTCGTTTTACTCCACCGGAAGTAAGGCCGGTAGAGATAATAACTGTAGAAAAAGCTGCGCCTGTATACCACCCGCCTTTACCTAATCAAATTACAGCTATGCCGGTAGAATGGAAAGTATTAACGCCAGACACTATGGAAGAATACCTTAACGATTTAGAAAAAGGAGAAGCCCCCTCCCAAGCTTTTTATGGTTTAACAAACAAAGGTTACGAAAATTTATCCAACAACATAGCTGAAATTAAACGTTACATACGTCAACTTTTATCTATAAACGAATATTACAGAAATTTAAATCAAAAAGAAAAGGAGTAGTTATGAGTTTAGTAAGCTGGTTAAAATCATTCTTCAAAGTTGAAGAAGAAGTAGAGTATGAAAAAGTTCGTACTAAAGACTGTAAAGGAAGATTTGTTGCAGACGATCCAGATACCCCAGAAAACGAGGCTTGGACTAAAACTCCTGCTCCAAAAAAGAAGAAGGCAAAGAAAAAACCTGCCGCAAAAAAGAAGAAGGCAAAGAAATGAAAATTAGTTTAGAAGGTATTAAGCTAATTAAAGCTTTTGAAGGCTGTGAACTAAAAGCGTACCAAGATGCGGTTAAGGTTTGGACAATTGCTTACGGTAGAATTAAAGAAGTTAAAGAGGGCGATACTTGCAGCCAAGAACAAGCTGAAGAATGGTTTGCAGAAGAATTACCGGAGTATGAAAGCTATGTAAATGACATGGTTGAAGTATCTTTGTTGCAAAATCAATTTGATGCTTTAGTTTCATGGGTTTACAACCTTGGTCCATCTAACCTTAGATCATCAACATTATTAAAAGTATTGAACTCAGGTGAATACAAAAGTGTTCCAGAACAAATAAAACGTTGGAACAAAGCCGGGGGCAAGGTGTTGGAGGGTTTGACACGTAGACGAAAATCGGAAGCTTTATTGTTTGAAGGCAAAGAGTGGGAACAGTTATGAATATAGTTCATATAAGACCTAGTAAGATTGTATTAGATGTTGTAAGATTGAGTGCGAAGTATGGATGAAATAGACGTTGTTCAGTTTACTTATAAAGTTATTCGAGAAAGACAATCTTTAATTAGAGACCTTTTAGAAAATAACGGTATAAAAAACATGGAACATTACCGAGAACTTATGGGAGAGTTGAATGGTTTAAATTTAATACGCCACGAACTCTCTGATATGCTAGAAAACCAGGAGAAGCTAAATGGCTGAAGCTGCACAAAAGAAAGAACCTAAAAACGATTTATTAAGCTCACTTTATGTTGAAGCTAAAGAAAAAACACTAGACCCCTCCTTAATAGATAAACCTATATTAGACCGTTTACCTTCCCCTACCGGATGGCGAATGCTTATTCTTCCGTATCGACCACCAAGAGAAACTAAAGGTGGCATTTTACTAGCTGACAAACACTTAGACGATGCTCAAGTGCAAACTGTTGCCGGTTACGTTTTAAAACTTGGCCCGTTAGCTTACAAAGATACTGAAAAATTTCAAACAGGACCGTGGTGTGAAGAAAATCAATGGGTAGTTTTTGCCCGTTACGCGGGTTCCCGTTTTAAAATTGAGGGTGGTGAAGTTCGTATTCTTAATGATGACGAAATTTTAGCTACTATCAAAGACCCCGAAGATATTTTACATACTTAAAGAGGAATTGTTTTATGGCTGCCACAGAAGCACAATTAGCAGAAGTAGAAGAAAAAAGTATCCCTTTAGATATTGTTGAAGAAAGCGTTGAAATTGAATTACAAGATGACAACGCTTCTGTAGAAGTAGTTACAGAAGAAACAGTAACTGAAGATGCGTCGGAACAAGAACAAGAGCAGTATAGTAAGTCTGTTCAAAAAAGAATTAATAAATTAACTAAACGTGTAAAAGACACAGAACGTGAACGTGAAGAAGCTGTTCGTTACGCTCACACTATGAAGTCTGAAGCAGACAAAGTTAAAACTAGGTTGCAAACGTTAGATCAAAGTTATATTTCTGAATACGGAAGCCGCATTTCTGCAGAGCAATCGCAAGCCGAATCTTTGTTAAAAAATGCCGTAGAGCTTGGGGATTCCCAAGCAACCGTAGATGCTCAACGTCAGCTAACTAAACTTGCCGTAGCCGAAGATCGTTACAATCAAGCAAAAGCACAGCAAGAACAACAAAAAGCGGCTTATGAAGCACAAGCGGCTAACCAACAGCAAGCGGCAACAGCCGCTGGGCAACTTCAAAATGCCGCACCCCAACAACCCGACCCTAAAGCCGAAAAATGGGCTTCAGAAAATTCTTGGTTTGGTGAAGACTACACAATGACTTTTGCAACCTTTGGATTACATAAACAAATGGTTGAAGAAGAAAAATTTGACCCACGCTCAGATGAATACTATGATGAGTTGGACAAACGAATTAAAAGTGAGTTCGCTCATAAGTTTAAAAAAGATAAAACCGAGACCAGCAAAAGAACCGCTCAGAATGTTGCTAGTGTCTCGCGAGGAAGCAAATCTGGGCGCAGCAACAAGGTTAGACTCACCCCAAGCCAAGTAACAATTGCTAAAAAATTGGGTGTGCCACTAGAAGAATACGCTAAATACGTGAAGGAGTAGGTGAATATATGACTGAAAATACTAAAGAATCAAAAAGTTCTGCAGAGGATTTAAAGGCAATTCAACGTTCTTCTCGCGCCAAAACAACTAGAAATGCTACGACTAGGCGTAAGCCGTGGCGTCCATCGTCAAATTTAGATGCACCCCTTGCACCAGAAGGGTATAGTCATCGTTGGATTCGGGCCGAAGTTAGAGGACACGAAGATAAGTCTAATATTTCAGCACGTATGCGAGAAGGTTATGAACTTGTTCGCAAAGATGAATACCCAGATTTTGAAGCTCCTGTAGTTGATACAGGGAAACATGAGGGCGTATTTGGAGTAGGCGGATTACTTCTTGCGCGTATACCGTTAGAAACAGTAAAAGAAAGAACTGATTACTTTAAAAAAAGGCATTCAGATCAATTAGAAGCTGTAGACCACGATATGATGCGAGAGAATGCTCACTCTACAATGGCAATCAATAAACCTGATCGTCAAACTAGAGTAACTTTTGGTGGTCCACGTAAATAACGTAGACCGAATTTTATTTTAATTAGGAGATTAAAGAAATGGCAAATCAAGAAAGTGCCTATGGTCTTCGCCCAGTTGGCCTTGTTGGCGGCGGAGTTAATTCTACCGGTACTACCGAGTATGAAATTGCTTCCGACAACACTGATGCTATATTTCAATATGGAATAGTAGTCCCACTTGCCGGGGGTGTAATTACCTTTGCCGGCGCTACAAGCGGTGGAACTACACAAGCACTAGGTGTGCTCACGGGCGTTCATTACCATGATTCCGTCAAGAAAAAGCCTGTTTGGCTTAATTATTGGCCGGGTTCTGGAAGCGTAAGCGTGGATACTAATTATCCAGTAAAAGCGTTTGTTGCTGACAACCCAAACCAACTGTTCCAAGTTGCTACCGATGCTAGTATTACCAGCAGAGCCACTGCTCTGACTGCTGTATTTGCAAACGCAACACTTGGTACTTCTGCCCGTACAGGTTCAACTGATACGGGGCGTTCTAACTCAGCATTAAGTGTATCTTCAATCGCAACTACGGCAACTTTGCCATTGCGTGTTGTAGGTATAGTAAATGATGAAGCAAATAGTGATTTTACTGCAGCGGGTATTCCGTTATTAGTAAGACTAGGAGCTCATTTTAATGCGTCAACCCGTCGTTTTGATTCGCAGACTACTGCGGACACAACCGGCATTTAAAGGGGATTATTGAATGGCTATTTCGAGAGCACAATTAGCGAAAGAGCTCGAACCCGGTTTAAATGCTTTATTCGGGTTAGAGTATGACAGGTATGAAAAAGAGCACGCTCAGATTTTCGACGAAGAATCTTCTGATCGAGCGTTTGAAGAAGAAACAATGCTATCAGGCTTTGGTACCGCACCGGTAAAAGCTGAAGGTAGTGCAATTTCTTTTGATGATGCGCAGGAAACATTTACTGCACGTTATACGCATGAAACTATTGCGTTAGCGTTCTCAATTACAGAAGAAGCAATCGAAGATAACTTATATGACCGTTTAGCTGCCCGTTACACACGCGCACTAGCACGTTCTATGAGTCAATCGAAGCAAATTAAAGCCGCTTCTATATTGAACAATGCTTTTTCTACAACCAATCCGGTTGGTGACGGCGCAGCACTTTGCTCCTCATCACACCCATCTATCAGCGGAAATCAAAGAAATCTATTGTCTACGGCTTCAGATTTAAACGAAACTTCGCTTGAGCAGATGTTGATTGATATTGCAGGTTTAACCGATGAACGCGGTCTTAAAATTGCAGTTCGAGGAATGAAGTTAATTATTCCTAAAGAACTACAATTTGTTGCAGAACGTGTAATTGCTTCAAACTTGCGACCGGGTTCAGCAGATAACGATGTAAACGCAGTAAATTCTATGGGTATGATCCCAGAAGGAGCGGTAGTTAACCACTTCTTGACAGATACTGATGCGTTTTTCATTAAAACTGATGCACCAAATGGTTTTAAATTATTCCAAAGAACCCCTATTCGCACAGCGATGGAAGGCGACTTTGATACTGGAAATTCTCGCTTTAAAGCAAGAGAACGTTACAGTTTCGGAGTATCTGACTGGCGTGCTGTATTTGGGACTCCTGGAGCTTAATTTAAGCTTATGTTACAAAAGAGGGGCAGCTTTTAGCTGCCCTTTCTTTTTTGTAGGATCTGCTATAAACTAAGAAAGAAGATTTTATCTAGGCACAATGGAACTTACCGACTGACCTAGCAGACTCGCCAAGACGGTAAGGGAATTAAGGGGACTTAATTATGGCAAATACAACGTTTAATGGACCAGTCCGGTCCGAGAATGGTTTTAAAACTATTGATGTAACCGCAGCAACAGGAGCCATCGCTGATGGTTTAGTAATTAATTCAGATGGTAATATTTTTACTGATGCTGGTGCGCATACTCAGTATGTAGCAGCAACAGGATATGGTCCTGCTGACTTTATTGTA